CAGCCATTGGCACAGGGGATACAGATACAATTTCTCCATCGGAGTGGAGCAATATTACCGAGTTAGTTTCAGACGGTAAAGATGGAGAAGCGGGCATCGGAATTAAAACCACTACCATTGAGTATGCTGTTTCTGACAATGGTGTTCAGTTCCCTCAATCAGGTTGGCAGGAGGACATCCCCGAAGTTGCTCAAGGTAAGTTCCTGTGGACAAGAACAACCATTGAGTATACAAATAACACATCTTCCGTAGCTTATTCTGTAAGTAAGAATGGCGTAAATGGTTCTGACGGTAACCCCGGTGCTGATGGTGTAGGTATAAAACAGACAACAATTTCATATGTTGTTTCTGATAGTGGAACTGACATTCCAGAAACAGGTTGGAAGGACACAATTGATGCTACTGGATTGGGTCAATATCTGTGGACACGAACAGTCATTGAATATACTGACAATACAAGCTCAACCTCCTACTCAGTAAGCAGAAATGGAACTGATGGTGCAAACGGTAAGGACGGAACGGACGGTCGAAACTCAGCTGTTGTATATCTTTACAAGAGAGCTGAATCCGCAACTATTGACTGGACAAACGATTTAATATACAACTTTGACACAAAGTCAATAACCAATGTTCCTAAAGGTTGGTATGAAGAAATACCATCCGGCACAGCTCCGATTTTTGTAACAGCGGCTA